AGTCTTTTCTTCTTACTTTTGAAATAAAATCGTTTGTACTAAAATATGCCATTACATCATAGCCCTTGAGTCTGCGTAAACTTTTTGTCTACTTGCGCCTTGAAAACTTTCTACAGGCAAAAATATTGCCGCTTTCCAATCTTGCGGATTAACTTTAAAAAACCCACTTCTCATATGAGAACCAAGATATCTCTTCACACAAGGTCTGACACCAGGAAATCTTGAAGCACTTTTTAACAAGTCCCAATTATATCTCATTGTAGATTTCTCATCTAGTGTTTTATCTTTCGCTGTTTCCATAAGTTTACCGAGTAGTTCAGCCCTCAAGCCAAACGGTATATAATGTAAATTTAGACCCCAAAATCCACCTGGAGCGTCTTCAAAAGGCAAACATAAGGGAAATCTATCGAAATATGGTAAAGTAGTTCCATATGTTTTAGCATCATATACGAACAGATACATACTTCCCACATCATACTGTGATTCAAAAGATCCCAAATCACTTCTGAAAGCGGAAGTCGCACTTGTTATATTCCGAGCAACAGAGCGAACCTGTCTCATGTACCAATCAAAACTCTTCTTTTGATCGTTAGAGTTTGCTCGTATTTGTTCAAATGGGTTAGCCATATGGCTATTTATAAGAGTTTCTTAGAAATGTAGCCGTCTATGTGATTTAGAATATGTTCTCTTCTGGGTTGCATGTTTTCTTGTTCGATAAAATCTTTCCATTCAACACTAGGATCCATAAAGAATTTATCATACATGAAAGGATCAACAATGTTTCTTAACTTTGCCTGACTGAATTCTTCAGCACACCATCTCATAACTTCATGTAAAGATAGATCATCATTTTCCCAATTTAAATAATACTTTGTATCTCGCACATAATCATAAAGACCTTTATAATACGGATTGATTGCTTTTGACCAATCGATATCATCTTCTTGCCACTCTGCTCGTCTATAACCGAACTTAGTCCAATCTTTATCCATTTCTGAATTGTGATTGAGTGAGGGTGGCGTATTATCTAGATCCTTTATCATCAATACATTCATATGATAACTATGATGTGACCAATAATTACTTAACCAAGATACTGTCTCTCGTAGTGTGTCAAGAGTTTCGTGTGGAAGTCCTGCAATAAGAGAGATGTGTCCTTTATAAAAACCAGCATTTTTTCTAAAATATTCATCTACTGCCAATAGTCCATCTTGTATCTTACCACTCTGCATGCCTTTGCCTATAGACTTTGCAGATTTATGATTCATCGATTCAACACCATAAAAATGTGAAGTTATTCCCATATCAATAAGATTATCCCAGTCCTGTATTTTAGAGACTAATAAATCGGCTCTAATATAAGCAGTCATTTTGGGTTTGAATGGAAGTTTTCTACAGGCGTCTGCGTAGACTTTTATTTTCTCGCTGTGATCATTGAAAGTCTCATCTAAAACCATGTAGTGAGTAACTCCCCACTTATCATAGTTTTTCATCATCTCATCATAAACGCCTTGTGCATTTCTAATATAATTGCCCTTAGCACCAAGAACAGGGAAAGAACAAAATGAGCATTTAAACTTACATCCCCTAGCAAACTCTAATAAAAGTATTTCTCTCTCATGAATATAATCTCTATCTTCATATTCGACTTCTAATTCGTCTTTAGGGAACGCTTTATAATTTGCGTATGCATTTATGACTCTATTCTCATGAACGGGCTCTGGTGCGCCCTGGAAGTGTTCTAAAAGCGATAATAAAGCGTATTCTCCGTACCCATAGCAATACCAATCACACTTCAGACTTTCTAGTGCGGCGTTTTGACTACCAGTAACAATGGGAATATTTGGGTATTCTTGTTTGAGCCATTTAATGAATTCATGTACTACATCAGTATCAATAAAGAATGTACAACTAAAACCAAAAAATAATAACTCATCACTAACTCTTTTCCTAGTGAATTCTTGTAACTCTTCTAATTTCCAACGATGGATATAATCAACTACTTCAATATCATAATTATGTTGTCGTAAATATGTAGCAAGTTTATGGGCACCAGAAGATCGCCTAATACTAAACGCATCAGGATCCATTCCCATATCTTCTAATAGTCCGCCGAATATTATTCCATGCATGATTCAAAAAAAGGGGGCACTAGGCCCCCTATAAAGCCAATTACGACTATTTAGTTGTCTTCGGCAAGTTTTGCGAAATACGACATTGCAGACTCATCTTCAGAAGATGTGGGTGCAGTTGCCGTGTTAGACTCAACAAAGAGATCATCAGCGGCATCACCTGTCTGAACAGATACGCTTGACGCTGAAGGAACAGTTCTAGTAGAACCTAAAACCATGTCAAGTTTTTTCTTCAACTCATCATAAGACTTGAAGTTTTTGGGATCAACAATCTCTTGAAGAGAATGTTGCTGGTTCCAGATTGCTTCTATTGCCTCATCATTATCAGCAACAACAGAATCAGAAGACTCAAACTCCGACTTGTCATAGTTTCGGAATCCCTCAACTTGACGAATCTTCAGTTTAAGATTTCTTCCTTCCCAGAAATCGAAAGGATTTACTGGAGTCTCATCTTCAAACTCAGGCTTCATTGCATCCTGAATCTTATCAAAGATTTTCTTTCCAAACTTATACAAGAAAACTTTACCTTCGTTTTCTGGTTTCGCAGGATCCTTAACAACAAGGATATTAGAGTAGTACGCAAGCCTTCGCTTTTGTTTCCTAGCAATTTCCTTATCAGCATCAACGCCAGAATTCCAAAGTTCAGAATTCAACTCTGACACTGGATCTTGCTGTCCAAGAGTAGTTAAAGAATTTTCAATGTACCACTTTCCAGAGGGACCTTGAAAGCCATGATTCCAAAGACGAACCCAAGGCAAATCTTCGCCCTTAGGTGCTGGAAGAAAACGAATAACAGCAAGACCATTGCCTGCATTATCGACTGTTGGCTTCCATTCTTTGCCATCATCTCTAGATTGAGTGGTAGTTGTGGCAGACATCTTTTCAACCTCTTTCATGAGATTATCAAAGTTGCCACGAGATTTCCGAAGATCGGATAGTGAATTGAACGACATATTTTTCTCCTTTATGTACGATGTTTACGATTTATTTTCGTTATATGCGGTTGATCATAAAAGTCATCACTTTCATAACTGCTTTCATCATATAACTTGTGTTTGTATTTGTCAAGCCTTAATTTAACATCAGACTCAACTTTCCGAACACGGCGGTTATGCTCTTCCTCATACCGAGATCGAGACTTTTTCTTGCTGGCCATCAAGTATACTCCTATTTATACAGCCTTCAAGGTCTTTCGCTACAGTCAACATATTATCTGTAACTTTAACAAATGGTCGATATTTTTTTATCGTCAATGAACTCTGAGATAAGAAAACATCACTTGTATCTATATCGACAAAATTAAAAATTTTATCTGTGATTACCATAGTTTCAATGTTGATCATATTAGCATAGTATAATTGAAAAGTCAAGGGGTGTTGTAAATTTTTTTCAACAAATGGATTGCTAACTTCTCTCTTTTCCATTTCTAATATGATCTTAGCAATATCTCTTTCAAACAAATATTCTCGCTTAGACTTTCTAGTTTTCCATTCTTCATATCTTCTATCTGCTTCATTTGAAAGGTGAATTGTTGAACCAGAAACAATAAAGGTAGCAATAAAATATTCTACTATTTCTTCTCTGCTATATTTTTTGGCTAATTTTTTGAAGAAGATACCATCGTTTCTTTTCAAGAATGATTTTTCGGATGCCTTTACTTTGCCATTATACTTTACAACATCATAATTTTTGTTTGTAAAGTGTAATTTTAAAGCAAGATATATTTTGTAAACATCAAACGAATCCATTATATAGGCAACTTTCCTCCACCATTAGAACCTTTAATAAGATTAAGATTTTCTGCTTCAACTTTGATCTTATCTTTTAAAGATGGAGATAATAGTTTTTTAATAGTCTCAATCTCTATACCTCTCTTTGTGCAATAGTCAACTATCGCATCAATATAACTATCTGTATGGACTCCCAATTTCTCTATGTACTGTGAAAACTCAGCAGAGTTTTTAAACTCCTTAGTTATCATGAACTCATCGCTCATATTTTCAGTTTGTATATCATTATCAACTATTAATTTCGGCATTACTTCTCCTAACTATCAATACCGAACTTGGTATCAATCTCTTCTAATTGTTGTTGTACTCTACGAAATGTTTTAGACTCATCAAACTCTTCTTTCCAATGCTTGATATAACCAATAACATCAAAATCACATGGCGCATATGGTTCTTCGCATAATGTATCATGTGCTTCACCTGGCTTATCAAACTCATGTACAATAGGATGATTAAATGCTTCTGCAATTTCTCTTATTGAATAGGGATTACCTGTTCCCAAATGTACATTTCGTGGTTTCTTTTCTGCTTTAAGTAGAACAACAAGCATATCAATAACATCATGAATATGTGTAAAATCTCTTGTCTTTCTGCCAGAACCAAAAACTCGGAGGGGTTCTCCCTTTAAAATCTGATTCTTAAATGATCTGATAACTGTGCTATGTTCTCCATAATCTGCTTCTCTTGGTCCATACACATTATAAAAATATAATAAATGATAATGAAGACCATAATGCTTATCGTATAACTGCAATATATCTTCACCAACAGTCTTCGCAAAGGTATATGGATTCGATGTGAAATCCGAATGTATTGTGCTAGAAGAAGTTGCATAAAACAATGGACACTTAAACTTTCTGGCCCATTCTGCAACATGTATCGTGGGATCAATCCCGTTTCTTAGTGCTTCTAACGGTTGCTCGATTGCTAATCGAATTCTAGGTGTATTTGCTAGATGGAAAATAGCATTGAATTTTCCTTGTTTAATTGTTGGATGAACGCTACAGACATCCTGATGAACATACTTTATGTTCGGATTATCTTTAAAGATCGTTTTGCCGTTTCTCATGTCATCAATAACTAGAACATTCTGTCCCATCATAACAAGAGTTTCAACTAAATGGGAGCCGATAAATCCGCATCCACCTGTCACAATAAAATTCATTGGTTCTATTTCAGTACTTTCTGTAGAAAATGTGGTTATCAATCTGGGCTACCTTAGTAAAATGTTGAGACCAATATGGATCAACATAATTTGCATGATAGAATGTACTACCATCTGTTACATCATCAATTTTTCCTCGCATTACTTCTTTTGCCAAGTCATAAATCTTCCTAAATCTTGGCATTTCTTTAATGGTATCGGATCTTCCATCACAATACCAAGAAAATTGACATGCATTTCTTACAGGAAATCCTTCCCATAATCTTGCTTGATATACTACATCACAAACAGAACTCGGAAAACTAGGATCATCGACCCTATTCAGAGTAACATTTGCAACTGCAATCATACCGTTTTCTGTTTCACCTCGGGCTTCATGATATATATTTTGAGCCAAACAGAATACCTCTTCTGGGTCTAATGGCATTTCTTGTTTTACTGCCGTTATCGTTATTTCTTCCAATTGCGTTTTGTCTTTCGCTTCATCAGTAACACTTATGTTTCCAATCATACTTGGTGGCAATATCAAACTTGCCGCTAGTAAAAGATTCTTAATCATAGCCTTTACCTTTTCTGCTAGAGTAAAAAAATGGAGACTTCTGTTGCTAGGCGTCTCCGAACCCCGACTGATCTTACGCCGCTAAAGCGTAATCGTCATATGCAAAATTATCGTTTGCAGTTATTGTTGTCTTACATTTACGGCTGTTCGCACACCGACTCTCCGTATCCTCTACTAAGTACCAGTCGATCCTATTCGCCCCCATAATCGGGTCTATAAGGATAAAATTGGTGGAGGCGGAGGGAATCGCACCCTCGTCCTGTTTACTTTTCAATTTACATCACCGAGCATATTATTTATCAATCATACAAATTGTTGTCAAACATTTGCTTACTTTCTAACAAATAATCTGTGTAATTATCACGATTTTCAATAAAAATCTGTGGTTCATCACCATCAACGGCTATTAAAACCACAGTTCTATCTATCGGAGTACCTGTTCTTTCTTCATACATGATCGCATAAGCGGCACATTGAGCGAAATAATTAGATATTCCACCGTGATATTTCTTTCTTTTCGATGTTTTAAAATCAATGATTGATAGTTTCCCATCAAATTCTGCGATGGCATCGCATTGACCAGCCATCTGTAAATGATCGCTGTATAGGAAAGGTTCTACTGCATGAATATTATCAATTCTATCCACAACTGGTTTGAAAGATTTCCAGGTATCTAAATCTAAAAGAGACATTTCTGGAAGTTCTTTATTGTTTAGATAGTCTTCACATAACTTATGGATTCTAGTGCCTCTGGTAGAAGCCTTTCTCGATATTTTATCGGCGACTTCTGCTCCGACACGCTGTCTCCACTCGTATATGCTCTTTTTGTTGCGAACACTAAGAACAGTGGTAACAGACGGATATCTGTCACCCTGCTCATTAACATACAATCTCTTACCATCAACAGTCTTGCGTTTTAGTCGAGGTAATTCACCAATATCAACATGATTAAACATACTAGTATTATAACTGGTATTTTCGCAAATGTCAAGCAGTTAATTCATAATTTTCTTCATATTTTTGTCTGGCAACGAGATATTCTCGCACAAATCGGCTTCTAACGATATCATCTGTCGAAAATTCGAGAATTCTGAAAGATGGCATACTTTCTGCAATAACAGTGAATTTCTGCAATCCTGACATATCTCCTCTTTTGTATAAATCAGATTGTCTAAAGTCTCCACAGAGTATTATTTTACTATTATTCCCTACTCTTGTCAAGATAGAATTTAACTCCATATCATTCATATTTTGACATTCATCGACAATAACTACGGCTCTATCAAGCGTTATTCCCCTGACAAATGATGTTATCATCCATTCTACT